CGTTTCTCCAGTCGGATACAGGGAGGGTCTTGGTCCCATCATTGGCGACGAGGTAGACATAGCCGAGCATATCACCCTTGCGCTCGAAGCGGATGGTGGACATACCGTTGTTCGAGACGTTGCCCTGGATGACCTGACGCTCGACAGTTTGGGAAAAGTTTGTGTGACGCTTGTAGGTCGACCTGAAAAAGCTTACTTCGGGCTGACCGACAAGGTGCACATCCTGGGCACCGACCGCGACGAGTTGGGCAATACCACCAGACATTTTATAATATAGTGAGACTTTATTTTTAAGCTCGGGGCGAAAGTCTGAAAGACTTCCCCCGCTTAGATACGAGTGGCTTCGCCACTCGGGAGGGCGACTTACAAAGTGGGAGGCACTTTGGAGGAAATTTGTTTACGGAGTTGGTGCGACGGGCCAAACAGGATTCACTGGATCTTCGGTCGCTGTGGGGAGATCCCTAAGGGCTTGGCGGTACTCAAACCACTCCTGTTTCTTTTCGGGGGTGGCGTGGGGGAAATCGGATGTAAAGAGATAATCTGTCTGGGCGAGGCGCCTGTTGCGTTCTTGGCGGAGTTCCTTTAGGGGCTGAGCATCGATCAATTCTTTGAGTTTGGCTTCGACCCGTTCTTTTGTATGTCTAGGTATCGTATCATCATCTCCCCACGCAATGCCTTCGTATACATTACCACGTACAGTCCATTGTCTAGATGGCTCCAAAGCTTGTAATGCGTTGATGAGCGTTGGACCTTGATCGAACATTTAAAAGTACTTTATATTTTTATTCACCACCAATTTCCATTAATATACAATTAGCTGGTTGGTTATTACCGTTACCTATAAACATATTTCCAGCACTAGGTGCAGTATAAAACATCGCGCGTAATTCATACTCACATTCTTGTGTTGTATTAGGTGAATTATCTACGAATGTACACCGAGTGTATAGATGCAGAACCCCTGACTGAGTATCGTAATGATGTAGGTCGTGTGCGCCACCACCTCTTCCATACACTCTGGTATAGGTGCTTCCTATCTTTCTCCATACTTGTAATCTAGTACCGGTAGTATTCGTAACGCCTCCGAGATGTACTAACACATGGAAATCTCCATATATTCTACTATTTGTGCTACGGGGTGTTATTGCTGCTTTTAACCCCGTCGCCTGGGCGATGGGAATATCACCACTGTTCGCCGCCGCGGTGGTAGTAAAATTTAAGCCCGAGTACCCCGTGGAGGCGGTGGCGTCATTATTTGTCCTGACCTGAATAATTGTTCCAGGTACATACATACTCGATGCTTTAAATAACCCATTCACATCTAAAGCAGCACCCGGATTCGCCGTCCCGATGCCGAGTCTGGCAGTGGATTCTGGTAGAATAAGGCTACCGGTCGTGGCAGTAACTTGACCCGTTTGAACAAAATCGGTCACATTCATCACCTGTGAGATATCAACCGAAGTTCCGTATGCGTCAGCCCCAGCGGAATTTTTGAGGGCATACGTGGAGCCGTCGACAACAAATATATTTTTATTTTCAACTACCGTCGATGCATCCGTTAATATAGAATATTTGTACCCACCACGCATATAGATTACGAATCCATTTTGAAAACTAGAAGTCCCTTTCCATAGACCCTGGAATCTAAATTCATTCGCGGCGTACCTGGTAGAATGTACTTTACACATCGGTCTGTGGTCGCTATAACCACCCCCTCTTGCATATCCAATTAGAGTTTCTTCGTTGTAGGGGTTGCTACCAGTGAGGCTATCCCCAAAGACCTTGAAATTGATAGGCCACAACTTACCAACGTCAGATGGTGATGAAGAAGCTAAATATGTTGGATAGAAACGATCAGTCGTGGTACCTGACGTTAGGTCAATTTCCCAGCGCTTCTGTGGGTACAATACCTGGTTTCCTTGGGTTATTCCACCCGAAATCGCAACATCTCCCACAACATCTAGGGCTGACCCTGGGTTGGTCTTCCCGATGCCGACTTTATTCCCCACTGAGTCCACGAAGAGGGTGTTCGTATCCACCGCCAAGTTTGAGGAAATGGCAACATCTCCGTTCGTGTTTACAACGAAGTTATACGAACCAAGCACACCCTCTCCGCCGTTAGCGCCACTATAACCAGCACATAATTTATTAGCCCCGACGGAAGTAAAGTCTTGTCCCACCCATAATCGAGACGCGTGTCCAGATGACCGAACAGCAAACATACTATCCAAAACAGGATTGGCGGATGTTCGTATCGTAATACCAGCACCATCGTCGTTGCCGCGATCGTAGGTATTATACTCGAAAGTTACATCACCTCTTCCAACATTAAGTACCAAAGGTGTACCGTTGACACCGGTTGCTCCGGCTATAACACCCGATGCTGTTAAGGTAGTCACAGCAGCCGTGTTAGAGCCCATAATCTTACCGTAGACACCACTCGTTCCGACAACGGTCGCCCCCTTGACCTGTCCCGAGGCCGTGAGGCTACTCACAGTTGCCGTGTTAGAGCCATTAATAATACCGTAGACACCACTCGTTCCGACAACGGTCGCCCCCTTGACCTGTCCCGTGGCCGTGAGGCTACTCACAGCAGCCGCGTTAGAGCCCGAAATCGTACCGTAGTGGGTTCCGATATGGGTTCCGGAGTGGGTTCCAGTAAGAGTAGAGAATGCCGCCGCGTTGGAGCCCGCAATCGTACCGTAGTGGGTTCCGATATGGGTTCCGGAGTGGGTTCCAGTAAGAGTAGAGAATGCCGCCGCGTTGGAGCCCGAAATCGTACCGTAGTGGGTTCCGATATGGGTTCCAGTAAGAGTAGAGAATGTCGCCGTGTTAGAGCCCGAAATCGTACCGTAGACACCACTCGTTCCGATAATTGTCGCCCCCTTGACCTGTCCCGTGGCCGTGAGGCTACTCACAACCGCGGTGTTAGAGCCCGAAATCGTACCGTAGACACCACTCGTTCCGACAACGGTTACCCCCTTGACCTGTCCGGTAGTCGTGATGGTCCCACTACCTGCATTGAGGCTACTCACAGTTGCCGCGTTGGAGCCCGAAATCGTACCGTAGACACCACTCGTTCCGACAACGGTCGCCCCCTTGACCTGTCCCGTGGCCGTGAGGCTACTCACAGCAGCCGTGTTAGAGCCCGAAATCGTACCGTAGACACCACTCGTTCCGACAACGGTCGCCCCCTTGACCTGTCCCGTGGCCGTGAGGCTACTCACAGCAGCCGCGTTGGAGCCCGAAATCGTACCGTAGTGGGTTCCGACGGTTTCCCCACTAAATGTAGTGGCCGTTACGGTCCCCACAACATCTAGGGCTGACCCTGGGTTGGTCTTCCCGATACCCACGTTCCCACCACTTTCTATGCGTATCTTCTCTGTCCCGTTGGTCACCAAACGAAGGTGGTCATCCGAGGACGTCCCAAACCAGGGTGGATCGGCATCTGCACCTGCGTAGAGGGTACTTGTTCCGTTGGTGAGACGAAAGAGTTCCCCACCGGCCGTCTTCTTCACTTCGAGGGGGACGTTGGGTGTAATAGTTCCTACACCAACGTTACCACCATTAGGATTTAATGAGATTGGATAATTGATACTCATGTTCGTGGCGTCACTCGACTGGAACCATGTCGTCCACGGACTCGAACCAGTCGTTCCAATATCGAGGGCGACATTATGATTATCGCGTATTCTCACGATTGCGTTAGTCACTCCTTCGGTACCTGTAGTGGGTGGGTTACCCACTGAAGTTCCTTGTAGTGTTAATAGACTCACTGGGGTTGTCGTTCCTATTGCGACATTCCCCTGCCCACTTCCAGTGTTATTGAGAAAATAGATGTCTTCAGAAGAAGTGACCCATTGTGTTCCCGGAACGTTAGTGAGACCTGATCCGTCACCATAAATTTGGTTTGCGGTCACGTTCCCAGTAACATTCGTGTCCCCCTGAACCCAAAGACTGAACGTCTCACCTAATGGGTTTGGTGTATCCGTCTTGATACCCACAGCACCTGTTCCATCTGGGGCTATGACAAGGTTTTGATTGGTCTCGGTCGTAAAAATGTTACTCGAACCTATCCCAATACCTGTCGTCCCATCGTCCGAAACAAACTCTGCACCGCTCGTACTCGTCACACCAGTGACATAGAGGGGTTTGTTGGTTGAGTGTGTACCTGTACGCGGTCCTATCTGGACATCAATTTTGTTTTGGGGTACAGAATTGTTGAAACCGACATAATTGTTCTCCGTGTCCACGATAAAGTGGCCCGACCCAACCTGGAAGTCCCCATCGATGAGAGTCTTTTTGTTGGCTGACATCTCTTACTAATTGAAGAGGTTATTTTATTAGGCACTTTAGAGAGTTTATGGTATGGGTTTGTAACGTTTGTGTTTTTCATGTACGACTTCTACGGACTTGGTGCGATTGGCCACTCGTCACGGGTAATGTAGTAGTCATCTACTACTACCCAATTTTTTCTTTTAATTCTTTTACCAATGTCACACAACTCCTCTGATAGAAACTGTCGTTTGAAAATGTATCCATCTTTTTCAAAGGACATGACTATAGGTGTACGATTTTTTTATTGTAAAGCGGGACATGGACCACTTCCAACCAAATATAAACACGCGTAGTACCCGAAAATTATGACAGCGGGATTCGTATAATCTGCACTGAAATACTTTATTAGTAGTTTAAGAAATAAGTGAAGCTAGGGTGGACTCAAGGAGACTCAGTCGTGCTTCCATCTGTTGGGTTTTGACCTTTTCGGCTTGGAGGTCTGCATCTATTTGTTGGGTTTTGACCTTTTCGGCTATGACTTTTTCGTGAAGTTCTTGAAACGATTTGATTAGATATGGAATCACACCAAAATAATTTACCT